GGGGGGACTTGAACCCCCACGCCTTGCGGCTACGGATTTTAAGTCCGCTACGTATGCCAATTCCGCCACGAAGCCAAAATGGTCCCCGTTAGGGGACGCTAGTTATTTGTAATTTGACTTGAAATGATTATTCCAATAGTCTGCTTCTTCTTTTTCTGTCATGGTGTCTTCTCTTGGACTGGTGGTTCGTTCAGTGATCTCGCCCAACCTATCAATGATGCGGATTAGAACGGCTGTTGGGACATATGAGAATATACCTTTACAAGTCTGATAAGGAAGTAGCTCCGCGATTTCTTCGGAAGGATACCCAACTTCCCACTCGTAGAAGTAAGCACCGTCCGTGTCTGGTGTGGAGTGTTTACCATAGCCTCCTTGAACAGACACCCAAACACCTCCGATAAAGAAGCCACATCTAATTGTGTTTTGTCTTGGGCGTTTTGCCATAAAGATTTGGAATTCTGTTTCTGTCATGGTGTTTCCTTTCTTTCGTAGCAATCCCAGCCTCGTCTCTTAGCTTCTTTATCAGAAGCGTAGAGATCAAGTTCTCCGCTATCTCGCGAAGATAGTTCACAGATTTCTCGCCGTGCATCGTCGCGCTGCTCTGTGAGTCGCAAGCATTCTGCATCGTGCCGCGCAAACACTTCATCAAGGACCGCTTGTAATGTCATAGTAGTGTCGGGGATATTGGTTTTGATGGTAGTCATGGTGTCTCCTTCATTGTTAGTGTGGGAATGTTTGATAGTTCTGTGAACATGATGTTGTCGCGGTGGACATCAAACTCATGTTTATGCTCATCGCGCATGAAGTCGATCATCATTGAACCTGTCATCTTTGTATTGGTTTCAAACCGAAACAATTTTGGCGAAATCCCATCGGACATCATAACCTCACATGGTGGTCTGTCGATGACAATAATGTAGTTATATTTCATTTGACTTTCCTTTTATCAGATGGAGAAAGAACGCCATATGCATTACACGATCTTTCGTTAAACTGTACTACCTCACGTGCCATATCGTGCATTTTCTTGGTGGCTTTCTCATTATCCTTATATGATATGTAAAACCGCAATAACGCCGCATTGTATGCGGAGTATGCTTTCTCAAAGCCTAAGAGGTTTTTTGATTTACTCATGGTGTTTCTTCCTTGAAACAGTCCCAGCCTCGATCCCTTGCAGCTTCTTTTTCTTCTCCAACAGAATAAAAGTTTGCGTAAATGACCGACAATACACAGACTTCACGCCGAGCCTCGTCTCGCTCTTCACGAAGACGCTCTAGTTCTTCGGCTGCCGATTCACAATCTTTCCAACTCAAATTGGTAAAATCTAATGATCCATTCACCATAGTGGCGATCAGTGAATCTAAATTTAAATCAAGGGCTTTTGAAGTTTTACTCATGGTGTTTCCTTGTTTTTGTAGCAATCCCAATAAAGATGCGTGGCTACACTTTGGGCTGCTGTTCCGTATTGTCTAGCACTGCTTTCAACCACAGAACAATACATACGCCGCGCTTCGTCGCGCTCTTTGAGCAACTGTTCGGACTTTCCTAATAGTTCCTTTATTAGGAGTTGATCCATCTGTTCCATATCACGAAGTCGTTTAATCTCAGCGCGTTGTTCATTAATAGTTGCTTCCATTTCATCTATAGCATTGTATATGTCCTTAAATGTTTCATTAACTTTATTAAGCATTCTTAATCAGCTCCGTATTGTGCTGTTGAACATATCTTACAATCTCCGTGGTGACTGTCTACATAATCCCAACAACCACAAAGACCACATTGACGCATACCGTGATCAATCATATATTGTTCTTCAATTGTTAATTGATTATTCATCCTTACCTTTTCCCCAACCTAAGCTATATGGTTGGCTATTGCGCGCATCTGTCAGTGTTTGGATGGCTTTATCCAAAAGCTTAATATGGGTAATACATTTACGGTGAATTTCTCTGGCTGTGTAGCCAGAGTGGTAGTCACTATGTACCGAAGTGTCGATTGCATTTTCAAGTAATGAAAGTAATTCATTTGAGTTCACGCTCAATCTCCTTTAGCTTAGCCTTTAACTCATTTAACTTCTTTGTATTTTCTACAATTTGTTCTTTAATGCTATACTTAGTAACAAGTGTAGTCAAAGGACTAAAGAACTTAACATCACTTTGTAGTTGTGAGACTTCATCTTGAAGAGAATAAACATCAGCTTCACTGAACTCATCTCGAATTTCAAAGTCATGACATTGAAATTCCATTTTCTCTACTCTGTGTACTAACTTATGAGTAAAGTCTGAGAAACTTCTATCCAGCATATTAATATGTCCAGATAGAGCATCACAACGACTAGTTAGATCATTGCATTTTTGATTAATACATAACATCTTTTTGTACATTGAATACCACAACCAAGTGTTAAGAATAGTGATTAGAGTAATGGCGATAAGAGAATAAATTGTTGGGTGCATAGGTGTGTTCCTTAAATTAAATACATCCTCAGCTGGAATCGAACCAGCAACCTACAGCTTAGAAGGCTGTTGCTCTATCCAGTTGAGCTATGAGGATTCTTGATTAAATGTTTGTATAGTTCTTTTCGATAATGTTTGCAATTTGCTTGAAAGACTTGGGTTTAAGATACACAACTGCGTATCCATCATTCATGGTACTGAGGCTTCTGTCTTCAGGGAATCCATGAATACTACCTGCTCCCCACCCTGGACGAAGCATATCAAATCCTGCCCACTTAGCAACTTCTTCTGGAAGTAGTCCAGTTTCTTCATTGATATACCAAGCAGGAGTATCATCGTTGTTTATATCAGGGGAATATCCATAAATCTTTTCATAGTCACCTATGTGAGCAAACCCCTTAATATCATTACCCTTCTTTTGTCGCTTACGTTCATTGATGTACAGTTGAGTAAGTACACCAAGGCAGCAGTAACTAAGGTTACCCTTATTATCTACTTGACACAGGTCTTCCTTGCACTGCTTGTAGTTGCCAGAACGAAGAGCCTTAACCCACTTCTTCATAATCATTTTCTTCATTAGAGTCGATCCTTAATATTTGAAATTACATCGTCAACCAATCCCTCAAGGAGATCATCTTTAACATCAGTGAAATCAAAGTTACCCATGTGATCATTAATATCAAATTCATGACGGAAATAATCATCAAGAGAGTTGTTGATTGTTGTCTGAAAAGATTTACTTGCTAGCAAAGCATTAACAAATGCTTCCATTAGTTGGGGGGTAAAGATAACAGGGATATTAACAATAGTGTTGTCTTGAGTTATATTACTCATGTGTGTGTCGTCTTCTAGGTCCATGTGACCTCTTTAAATATATTCGTGAATACCGATTTCAATAACAGGCTTAATATTATTAATGATAATTTTATTGTTTTGTAAATCACTAAAATCATCATCATTGATAACAAAAATACTTGAGCCAGAAACCTTACACCAGGTTTCGCCATCTGCAAATACAATAATTGCGTGCATAACAATCCTTTGCGATAAAAACAGGGGAGAACGTCTCCCCATAAAGTAGAAGGGGTGGGACTCGAACCCACATGTACGCGATTATAAGTCACGGCCTTCCTCCAGTTCAGGCACCCTTCCAATGAAGCTACTTGGAGGAATCGAACCTCCATCATACCACATATAGTTAACACGTCTGCGAACATGCTAGGTATAATTGACACCAGTCAATAGCTTAACCTTAATACTCCAACTGAACAAGTCCATCGGGTACTGAATAATAAATTTCATCAAACGCTTGTATACACCAAGGTAGGCATAAAGCGCAAGGCTTGGAAAGTTTCATATCTCCCTTTGGACCAAACCTAAAGTTAATCAAAAGCAAATCATTTCGATCCCATCTTGGAATTTGAATGAGGGCATCGAGTTCACTGTGGAGTTCACAGCTCCGATAGCCATACTTCTTGGCTAACGGATGGGTTTTCCTCTTGTTAATTCCAATACCATGTAACTTACCTTCTTGTAGAATTAAAGATACATGATTGTGGCTACGGTGTTGATTGATGTTTTGAAATTCTTTATATGCAATTTCACGATACTTAGTGATGTCCAACTTTGATTTCCTCTAATGATACAATAAAGTATCCAGTTTCTCCAGGTTCTGCCCATTCTTTTGAAATGAACAAAGCCCAGATTTGTGAATCATCTACCCACAATTTACCATTCAACGAATCTAAAATACCTTTGCTGTAGTTATCTACATCAGCTCTAGGATATTCTAACTTAGTTGACTTTGGTCTTGTAACATAGCATCTAATATCAACTGCAAGTTTATTGCTCAATGGAGCGAAGTTTCGCCCGAGGACTTGGTTAATAACCATAGCCGCTGCTGAACGAAACTTCTTATAAGGTCCCGTAAAATACGCGCCGAATTTACTGATCCTTGGTCGGGATGCAGCTACTGGGTTTATTGGGAACTTATACTCCATCATGCATTACTCCTTAGAAGGGGATATCATTATTACCGATAGGAGTATTACTTACATCAGTAAACTCAGACCCAGTACTAATATAGTTACGTTCAATTAGTTGAATTGATTCCATATAGAATGAAACAGAATCATCACGACTAATCAAAGCAGGGGTTACCTTAACCCTAACAACATCAGTACCAAAGGGAATCGTCTCTGATGGTTTAGTATCAGGTCCGATCACAGGGAATACTTTAACACCTTCCTTAGCCTTAAGAACATTCTTAAACTTAATTGTCTTAAGTCCATCTTGATCCTTAAAGCCATTGATTTTCTTTCCACCTAGTTCTTTAACAGATGATTGAATCTGCTTATGCAGTTCAGGTGTAAGCTCAACAGTTACGGAATGATTTGGATTTCCGAACTTATCATCTGGTGCCATCAAGTGTGACCACTTGACAACTACATTACCTGTTACAAAAGATTTTGCGTATTTAGACTTGTTGTTCGCTACTGGCATTAGTTACTTCTCCTTCTACTTTGGGTAGAATATTTGAAATGTTTGTACGGATATTAAAACTGATTGCATCTAGCTGCCGATATAGGTCAGATAGATAAGCCACAACTGCATCCGTAGGTACAGCTGGTACTTGTTTCTCTTGGTTGTCACTCATTACATGATCTCCAAATAGGGTTGAACGCCGTCGATTACTATACCACAACTAAGGACGGCTCTCTTAAGATGTGGTTTTGAATATGCGAAGGCTGCATGTCTTTGATCCACACCGCAGCCTACATTCATACCAAAATACATGGTTGTCGGGCCTTTAATCCAATTAATAGAAGCTAAACTGTGATGATGTCCGCATACTACTGATTGAAGTCTTGCCTTGGAAGCATTGAAAGCAGGATACTGACCACCCCAACCATCACCATGAGTATAAAACACACCACTATAGTCATGATTATAATCCCACTTCCAATTAGGAGTGCTATAAATATCTGAATAAGTCTTAATATAAATTTCAGGAATGCCATTCTTTATTGCTTTCTTATGTACTCTGGCATCATGATTACCAATGCATACAGATGCATATTTAAATGCATCGTACCATCTACGGACACGACTTACTGCTTGTTGAAACTCATCTAATGCTCCTGGCAATGAAGGATTCTTATCGTGTGCTGAGATTGATTCGTGATCAATAATGTCACCAATGAATACAGTATTGTTTGTTTTATATTTTTTCTGCATGTCCTTACAGAATTTAAAATAGTCTTCATGGTCTGCTGGACAATGCAAGTCACCAATTACTAATGTTTTCATTATCTACCCCATCTACGCTTTGCGTCCTCTTTCCATTGTACAGCTAGTGGTGGCAAAGGATCTCCATTAATCTGTTCAATAGGTTCGTATACATTAAAAGTACCTTGTAGATGCATTTGTTGGTAGATATTTAAATGATCTACAGCGGTCCCCGTAGGGGACGATTTGTCATATGTTTGGTTCATGACTTTTACTCCTAGCCTCTCGGCGTTGTAGTTGTCTTCGTTTTTTATCCTGTTCTCTTTTATACTTCTCTGGATTAAATTCACGGATATCTTTCTTACGTATATTTTTCTGCTCTGCCATTACACTTCCTCAATTTTAATAATCATTCTCTTTGGTATTTTATTTACTTGAGCAGTCTCACATGGTCCAATGGTAGCAGTTAAAGAGATTTGTTCATCATCATTATGTAGAACAAACCCCACTGTTAACATCATTGGTAATGGTTCTTTAGCGGAAGTCTTAGCTTCTTCCTTACCTAACCACTCAGCTCCTCCAACAGTCATAGCGTCTACCCAAGTTACCTTGACTAGACGAGGAATACTAGCTGGATAAGATACATTCTTAAGCGAAGAAGTATTCTGATTCAACGACTTCTTGGAGGTCAAAGCCTTCTTCTTGGGTGGGGACTTCGGGGAGATAGATTCCGTATCTTTTTTCAATTTCTTTTTTGAGGTTTTCAAGTTGATTCTCCTTATGAATCTTGATGAATTCTTCTCGCAATAGCTTATGCATGACAGGAATGTCAGGTGCATATGTTCCATAAGAATCATGGACAAATGAAAAGGCACTCATACCTGTATCTAACATCCTAGAGATTGTCATAAACATATGAGCAGCGTCCAAAGAATGGATATAGTTCGGAGAAATTGCAAGATACTGTGCTTTACCATTAAGGTCTTCCGTAACAGTGCTGAAAACAAGTTGCTGACGATTAAACAACTCAGCATAACTGACTCGTTCAAGTATTTGATTATAAACATGATGTACCTCAAAGCCACTAGGTGTAGTCCATACAAAGGGTTTGTTTAAAGAGTTAAGAATAGTAGCTACTTCTCGTAGCCAAACCTTGCCTAGGTTAGGCGATTGCATTGTCTCACCTAGGCCAACTTGGATAGCGCGAGCTAGTTCTACTACAGCTCCACCTCTTTGTTCTTTACTTACCCAATCTACATGGCCTTCTTGCTTAACATATTTCTGCATACCATAGAATGTAAGACCATAAGCATCACACATAGTAGAACGCTTAGTTACACTACGAGGAAGTCTATTATCCCAATACTCTAGAAATGCAGGATACCATCTATTAGTTGGATTCTCTTTCATAAACTCAGTAGCAGCATCAGCTACATACTGATAGAGATCTTGTGGCTTTTCTGTTTTAATAAGATTGGTTAGAATACCAAGCTTCTTATTACGCATAATAGCAGCCCAATGTTGACCACCATTATTTGCACCATCCATTTGAACAGGGAGTTGTGTTAGTCCATCTGTCCTACATACCTCAAAGATAGCAGCCAATCTTTGAAATGATTTATTCTTCTTCTTACTTGGATCAATCCATTCTTTATTGGCATATGGATCATCAGCAATACGGAGGAAGAGATCCATATTATCTTTAACCCATTTAACACGGTGGTCAAATGGTTTCTTGTCTTGATCAAATAGATTTGCTACATGGACATACAACCAATACAAACCTTCTTTAGTTTGTTTACGTGGCATTCCAAAGTGAACAAGTCCTCGATCAAAGTCAATACCTTGAGGAGATAGAAGTTCACATACCGAATAGGTACGTCCTCTAAAGTCAAGGGTGTATGGCATATAAAAGAAATTCCATTGGATCATCTTTCTTGCCAACTCTAATCTAACGATCATTCTAGATCGTGATTGTTCTTCCTTATACCACTCGCCCCATGCTTCATTAGATTCTTGCATCCACTTAGCTTTCTCTTCTTTGGTCCCATCAATGGGATACTCTCTAGAAAAAGCATAGTCTCTGAATGTATATGCAGGAATGTTAGCAGCCTTATAATCATTCTCAAACATAGTCTTCATGACTTGGTAAACTTGAGTGTTAACTGACCACTCTGTTTCCATTAAAGCATTAAGACCTTTAAGAACCATAGGGGATGGTCTTGAGTCCCACTCCTTTGGATCTGCTCCAACAGGATGGTATCTCTTGATCATCTTCTTACGCACCCAAGGGCTGAGAAACCCACCATCTTCTTTAGTTGTATGTGGGATAGGTGGTGAGATCATTGGCCTGTAAACAAGGCAAGCTGTCTCTAGTAACTCATGTCTCTTTTGGATTTCACATAAGATCCAAGGAGAGAAAGATACTAGTAATGACTTTTTATTTTTACCATTCCAATGAATTCTACTAGTGAGGATATCACTAGAGAGTGCAACTCTAAGCATGTTGTGACCAAAGTCTTCTTTCTCCTTGGGCCTGAGCTTAGGGATCTTAGCAACTTTAGATGTAAATGCTTTGCACCGCTTAACAGTCCAGTTCTTAATGAACTTAGATTGTTTACGCCAATCTTCTGAGAATCGTTTCTTTGCTTGTTGATAAGCAACAATAGATACAACATCCTCAGAAATAAGCTTTGCTACTTGTTGAGCAACAGGAGCATTAGCTGGGATACCCATTGTATCATCAAAACTTTGGATTGTATTTCTTGTTAGAAACAATCTCATCATTGATCGAAGAGTAATATCTGCCATCTTAGCCGCACCAATACTAAGTAAAGGTGCTAGCCAATCAGGTGACTTACGATTACTACAACATTCATCAATCCATTTTTGGTAATAAGGAGTGAGATGTATTACAGCTGATTCAAGTAACAGTTGTTCTGGCTTACCTTCATCAGGTGACCTACCATACTCTTTCCAATATTTTTCAACACCATTTTCAAGCAACTCTTCCTCGTAGATCTTTTGCATTGTTGTTCTACGAGACTTTTCTTCCACACTTAGTTTATGCCAAGATTCTAGCATTGTTCTCCTTTGTGTCACAATGGTCCCCGAAGGGGACGATAATTTTTTGAGTGTAGCATAGCTACAAGCGTGGTTACTGAGGAGTTACAAAAGTATTAGTAAGCGCATTCCAACTAATGGGAAACAAAGGCTTAATAATTGTACTAATTACATCTGCATAGTCTCTAATCTCAGCTTGAGCGTGAGAGTTAGATCGTTGCTTATAAAACCTTGCATAAGCAGCAAGACTACCAGTCCAATACCATTCGGTATAAGTACCTTGAGGTAGAACAAATCTTGCTTGCTCTGGGGCTACGCCAAGCTTAATGAGATCATCATAGGCTGACTTAGCAGCTTTAACTGCATAATCATAGAAATATACAGCACGATTTGAATCATTATTATCTAGGTTGTCACCAGCACCCTGCTTCATAGATCCTGTGGGTCTAGATGACCACTCAGGATAGAAAAATTCTGGTTCTTCATCAACATAACGACGAGACAACTCATTCTCTACAAATCCTACCTTATGCTTAAAGAATTGTGTACGAATAGAGATAGGTGCCTTAATATGCAAACAAATCTGAGGATGTGCAAAGGGAGTCCAGTGATCATGCTTTGCCAAGTAATGAATAAGATGTTTATCTTTATCATTTAGTTTATATGTAACATCAAGCAATCCATTATCGTCTACAAGGGATGCATCTTCATCCCACTTACTAATCTTATTAAATGAAACCCTAGCTGCATTAACAATAGTTAAATCAGAACCAAGAGTCTCAATTAAAGTTACAAATCCTTTAGTGCCTACTTTTATCATTAAATTCTTTCATGTATTCTAGGAGTTTATCTGGGGTAGATGTTATTATATCACACCCAAACATGAATTGTAAGGTTTGACTGCATTTGTGTATACAATCATTATGTTTTTTTGGAAACTTAAAAAGAGTTAGAGGAGAGAGGTATCTAACTATATAATCTATAGTACGCATGTTAGGTAGATTATTTGTGAACTCTCGTATCTCCTGCCAAGTCTTAGTAGTTTCACCAAGATCTATAGATGTTCTACAATGTGGAAGTTTAACATCTACATTTAGTTCTGTCCACCTAGGTAAAGGTAAATCATCATAGAAATGTATGACAATATCATCAACCTGTATCGCACAGTGGTTCCATGTTGAGAAGACTCGTTGATACATGGTTGACAAAGGATCTATTACATTCTGTAATCGATAAACAATTAGGTGAATCTTCAAGGACAGTACACTTCCTTTCCTCATATGTATCTATGACATTGAGTTGATCATATAAAATTATACGAACAGTAACATCAATAATTTTTTTCATAGTAAAATAAAAAAG